TTTTTTATACAGGTTTTAATTTCTTCATCAGTCATATCGCCTGCATCTTTTGCATCATGTGGGTATATCTTACCATAAGATTCTGAAGCCCACAAGACATCTTTATTTTTTAACTTATGAACAATATTATTGCCCAATGCTCTTCCTGCCTGATCATTGTCAGTCATTATAATAAGTCTGTTAAAATATTTATTGAGTAATCCTAAATTATTTGCAGATATATGTCCCCCCAAAGTTGCTACAACATTTGGAAAACCAGCCTGATGAACTCTCATCGCATCAAAACTAGACTCCACAATGATGCAAGTTGCACCGATACGCTTAGCACGATTAATGTTAAAGAGGGTAGCATTCCTTGGAAGCCCTGGGGAGTTTTTAAACTCTTTGGCTTTGATACTTCTGCCAACAATCCCAACACAAATACCATCTGGACTATGAACAGGAACTGTAACCATAGATCTATTATTAGAATAACCAACATTAAAATACTCCAATGTTTCATCTGTGAATCCACGAGTATACATATACTCTTTGCCTTCAGAAAATTCTTTCATTTCTAAAGAAAGCTTATTTAATATATCTTTATCAAACTCTACAAAGTCTGGTTTTTCTTCTAAAGTATCTTGAAGCAAGTCATCGAAATTTGCCAAAACTTCTGATTCTTTTGCCGTAACAAAACGCAAAGCCTCGTAATCATTTCTATTTGTTATACGTTTTACTAAATCAATTAATGTTCCGCTTTCTCCACATGAAGGATTAAAGCAAAGCCATGCACCTTTTTCTTTACTAACACTGCAACTTGGACTGTGATTGTTAGAATGAAAAGGACAGTAAACCAAAAAATCGTTTCCTGTTTCGCTGGCAACTTTTACATTAAGCGATTTAAGAACAGATTTAATGTGTGAAGGTGTATACCTTGTTATATTACTTTGCAATGTTTTCATAAATCTCTTTAATAATTCCTCGATTGATATCCCAATCTAGGTAAAAATCAAATGCATCTCCGTGACGATTTTTTCTAGAAACAATTTCAATCATATTAGTATCTGTGTATCTATGAATAGCAATAGCCATGTCAGCATCATATTCGATAGCCTTTGACCATGCCACCTGAGAAAGCATAGGAGGGTTGTCTTGATCTGAAATATCATCCATAGTTGCTGCAGTAATATCAATTACTGGAATATTATTATTCATAGCAAGCATTTTAAACTCACGAGAGATATTCATATTACGTTCTGTTGCACCAGTACTACGTTTAGTATCTACAAAAAGCTGGTGGTAATCAAGAATAACTAAGTCTGGCTTATGCTGGTCAATCTTGGCTTGAACAGTATTAGCACTTACCTCTCCCATGCCTTCATTAGACACAAGAACAAAACCATTTTTATCCGCAAAGTTTTTCTTACCCCAATTATGGAAATCATCAATATTGACATCTCCTCTAGAAAAATCAGATGCCTTAAATAATCCAGAGCCCATCATTGTATAGATACGATTACGCATATCTTCTGGAGACATTTCAAGCGAGATAATCATTGGCTTGAATCCTTGTTCCCATGCCTTGCATGCAAGGTAGGACGTAAACCATGTCTTACCACGTCCTGGCCAACCAATAGCAACGATAAGGTGTCCTGGAGCCATACCAGTTGCATAGGCAGTATCAATAGCCTTAAAGCCAGTAGGAATACCTGGGCTTCCACCCATTGCTGCAGAACGAACACGAAGATTTTCAAAATATTTTTCTGCTGACTCAAAGTCAGTTACATCAATATCACGAACGTTACTCGTAAACTTACTTAATGAGGCAAGATCTGATTGCATTTGTGCAATAACTCTGGAAGGAGCATCCTCTTTTAGTCCAGCTCCACCACGAAGAATAATAGTCTTTAACTTGTTAGCCAAATATTCTGACTTAAGTTGATCTAAATAATAACCAGTTTCTGCTTTAGGGTCTGATGCCTCGAAGTCTCTAAACTTTTCTTGTAGAATACCAATTTCGGGTACGGATTTAAACTTATAATAGTAAGACTTTAATCCATCCCATACATCTTTGTGAGATGTAAATAGCTCATCAACATTATCCGCAAGGATAGTACTTATATCTTTATTCTTGCAGACTGCTGATATTAATGTTGCTTCCGTATTCACTTAGCCGCCTCTCTCGTTCTTCCACCATGACCTTGGTATTAGATCTTAGCATATCTCTATGCATCTTGTCATCTTCAATATCTTTCCACATCTTATCTATTTTATCAAAGTTATAGAAAAACCAATTTAATGGATGACCATATTTTGCCAAGGTAAAATAATATTCTATTAAACCTTTTGCTCTTTCATATCCTACACTATCAATCAAGTCTTGCATAGCCCACTTTTCCCTAAATCTATTTAGAGAAGGCTTTTTACCATACTTATCTTCAAATAAAGAAACGTATAGTGTAATTAAAGCATGAGGCTCTTGATTAGTAGTTTTACTTGCCACCCTTTAATTCCTTTTCCATTTCCTCTGTTTTTTGAATAAGCTTTTCTTCTACAAACTTATACACACGATCAGTTGCAGTGTCTACGTTCTCACCATTTCTTACTATATCCTCTACGCCAATTCCAATTCGAACGCTCTCGTAATTCCCCAGGTTCCGTGTGTAATGGAGATCTACTTTTACCACTGTCTTTGATGATTCTTGACTCATTATTTTCCTCTTCCATTGGTGAGAATCCCATAGGGACACTCTTTTTAACTCTTGGCGTATCTGAAAGTATGCTGGCTACTTCCATCCATGCCCCTGCAATTGTAATTAAACCAGCAACATTTTTCTTTTTATTTGCATGAGCAGATGCTAGATCTAAATTCGATGCAATTCTTTCTAGAGCTAAGCCTTCGTTTAACTCTTCGAAATCTTCTTCAATCATTAGCCTTCCAAACTGGAACAAAGTTTCCCTCAGAGGTCTTAGTATACAATATGATGTTATGTTTCATCAAGGCCTTTAGCTCAGATTTTGTTGGCAAGTCTTCTATCATTCTTCCAGCAGAAAGAATATAGTCATAGACTTCTAATACATCATCTTCGCTAAACATATACTGAGACCATTTTAAACTTTCGGAATTTCCGATTGGGTAAATTTTTTGTGGTGCACGTACTTTACCTTCAAGAATATAATCCTCGATTGTAACTCTGTGCTTATTTAACATTTTAGCAACTTCTGTTAAAGTATAAGCATTTTGCTTATGTTTTCTAACATCTGAAAATACATATAAAACTCTTTTTTTATCTGGATAGGACCAAGCAATTAGTGTGTCTCTAACTCTAGATGTTTTTAAAACCTTATGTATTTTACCATTTAAGAAGAAATACCAAAATTTTTCTTGTGTTCTGTTTCCCTTTGATCTAGCCATCTTCCGAATGCACTCGTTTCTTTACTAATCATCCAACGCTTGCCACACATCAAGCAATATAGTTCTATATGTAGCTTTTGGGAAAATACTCTATCTACGAATACTCTTCCTCCGCACTTTTTACATTTCATCATGCTGAAAACTTCTTTCCATCAACATAGCAAGTATAGTCTTTTGCTATTTCAATTAGTTGAATGTGTGGCTTTTCCCCATTCTCAATATGAGCAATAGCAAAAGCCTTCTGCCAGTTATGATTATTAGTATATTTCATTCCGTCACTATTTTCATCACACATGTGGCCAATCTCATATCCACGAAGAGTTTCTCCTTCTCCGCCGTTGCGAAGTTGGAATGTCTGATAAAATGTTCCTGCTCTGTGAGAGTGTCCACGAATAATAGATACTCCAAAATTTTCTACATCTTTTCGAACTGACTCACCAGCATTTTGTGAAATAGCATTTCCATGATGTACGTGGATGTCTCCAAAGCGACGCTTTGGTGCATCATTATAATAGATATATTCATAGCCCAAAGAATCTAAAGACCACAATGCTTCTGGGGTTACATCTGCTGCATACTCTGGAAGCTTTTTATCCAAATATTCAAAAATTCTAATATCGTGATTTCCAAGTGCAGAAAATAGTTGTGCGTTAGGCATCATGTCTCTTGTTTTGGCGTAAAAATCTCTTGCAGCTTTTGCTTCGTGACGAATCATAGGAACAATAAGATCCCTGCTGTCATCTTTGTGCAACTGCATAAATTCTGCTGAACGTCCCTCTGTATACTTACTATAGCATGCCTGATCGTCTGTATCTCCAAGATAATCAATTACATCTGGCTTAAACCATTTCATTACCTGAAACCATAAAGCGATTGCTCTATCATCTTGATGAGGGAACTGCTGATCGGATGAAAGCATCCATTTTAAATCATTTGACATTAATAATATCTATTCTGTTAGACACAAAAAGTCACGATTGCCGTGACTTGTTGTTTTGATAAGTGTACTATATTTTATTGGTTTGTCAACCAGATTTTGCTACTGCAAAATAATGTAGGGTTACTGATGTTGGCTTTACAATTGCTGAGCCAACTCCATTAGCCGCTCTAGTGATCCAAACTGTAACTCCTGTGGCTGAGGCTGTTCCAGATTGAATAAAATGAATTAATTCTGAATCTGTTGAAGCAGTCTCTAATGTTATTTGAACTGTTGCAGGTTCTGCTGTTAATGGTGGGGTAAAATTAATTCTTACTGGATGTCCAGCCTTTGAAACATCAACCGTTCCAACTGGCCATGTTCCAGCAACCATTTTTCTAGAAATAGCTTTATCAGCCAGTGTTCCAAATGTTCCAGCAAATTGTGCAGCATTGGAATTAATTTCATTTACATATGTGACAAGATCCTGTAATTGGCTGGCACTAATTGGTGCACCCTCTTGAAATGTAATATTTTTAAAGTCCGTTGCCATTTTTACCCCTCAATTTTTTGAGCAACACTATCGCTGTAGTCTTGCATCTGCTGTTCTCTTTCTTGTTTTTCATTAATTAAGTTTGTTAGTTCTGCTCTAAGTACAGCAACCTTAACTTCATAATCCGATACAATTTCGCCAATGCGAGATTGCAAAGCGGTTATAATTAATTCCGCCTTTTCCATGTTATGCTCCTGCTGTTAAATCTGCCTTTTCAGAATCCAAGACGGTTTTCTTGGCCTGTAGTTCTGTAAGTCTAGCATTTAATTCTGCTGTATGAGCAGCATCCTTTGAAGTTGATGCATTGTATTCAATAATATCTAGCTGTAAGCCATAAATAGCATATTCTAGATTCTTTATATGTTGATTAAGGATGTTTACCTTATCTTCATTTGTAAGTAGTGATGTTTCAGTTGCCATTGTTTCCTCCTCCTATATTATAGCAAACTAACCCTGTTGGGTCAAGGACTCTAAATTTAGCCTAAAAGACTCAATTATCTTGTCCATTTCAATTATCGCATTTGATAACCAAGCTTTTTCTTGTTCATCTTCAGACAAATCTATTATGGATTGAAATTTTATTTTTCTATCCAAATATATCTGTATTTTCTCATTTGTTATTTTTTCAAAGTTTATATCGTTCATTAGTAATAAAACCAGTTTCTTGTAGCTGCTGCAGGAAATCTAGAAGAAATTGAGCTAGTTCCTGCACTATTTGTTGCGGATGCGGTAAGGTAGTAATATCCATTTGAATTTGCATAAGCAAGATAAATAAATACGTTAACACTTCCAGACGTGGCATATGATCCTGATGCAACCTGTGTATACGTTCCAGTTCCATAACCAGTAGTTCCAGTTCCAGTTGCAGTTCTGTACAAATACCAGTTTACAGATGTTGCACCTGAAGAAGCAATTGTAAATCCAGATGCCGTTGAATTATTAGAACTACCATAACCATAAATTGATATAGTTGGGGTTGGAGGAATTGTAACATTTGCTGTCCATTTTGCATATAAAGTAATATTTGCACTTGGAGTATATGAAGAAGATGCAGAATAGTTGGTTCCCGTACCAGAAGAATTTGTATTCCATCCTCCAAATGTATATCCAGTTCTTGATATTGCAGCGGCTAATGTTACTGATCCTCCTTCTGTAGTTTGTGTAACTGCAGAAGGAGTACTGCTTCCACCATTTGCATCAAATGTTACTGTATACAAAACTATATTTGTAAGAGGTCCTAATTCAGTACCAGCCGTATATGTACCGCTATTAGAAGTTCCACCAGCATTTGTTGCTGTTGCAAATGCTCTGTAGTAATATCTGCTATTACTTTGTGCATCTGTATAATCAGATAAAGGAATAGCATATGTACTGCTTGTTGTATTTCCAGCATCTTTAACCAAAGTTTCAGACGTTGCAACTCCAGCTGTTCCTCTATAAAGCCTCAAAGAATATGAAGTTGGTGAACCAGTCCAAGAACCGACACCAAATGTTAATGTCTGTCCAACTTTTGTTGTTCCGCTAAGTGTTGGCACAGAACTATTTGTAGGAACTGCAATTTGATCTGTTGTAAAACTTGCAGTTGAATATGATCCAGCTATCTGATCCCAGTTTAAAGCTCTAATATAATAGTTATAAGATGTATTTGCACTTAAACTTGATAAAGATAGTGGGCTTGTATAAGTATTGGTCCAACTAACTAAATCAGTTGAATATTGAATCCAGTCTACTGTATTTGATCCTCCAGAAGGAATTGTAAATGGAATAGAAGCAGTTGTAGTAGTTTTTGTTATAGTTCCTAGACTTACAGAACTTGGAGCAGTTCCATCAACATTTTTCCAAACTAAACTAGTGGATGTTCCATAATCACTATATACTGCATTTGACAAGCTATAGTCTGAGCCTCTTCCACGAACAGTATATCTGTAATATCTATAGTATGGTGCTGTAAAGGTTTTACTTGTTCCAGACAAAACATATGCCGAATTATCTAAAGTTTGAGATACTCCACCAATTGTTACATAACTCCATGTACTGTTATCTGTACTTCCTTGTAGTGCTACCTCATATACAGCAGAATTTGTAGATGAATTCCATCCCACTGTAACTGTTCTATTTCCAGATGGTTCAGATACAGACTGTGTTGCTCCAGAAGGAAAACCTTTGCTTCCGCTGGTTGTTGTAAATGGTTGTGGATTATTTGGGGCTGTAAATGAATTTTGATATACGTTTCCAGCTTGTCCCAAAGAGTTGTAAGGTGTGATTGTTAAATAATATGTAGTACCACCTGTTAAACTTCCAATATTTAAAGGATTAGCAGTTTGGCTATTTAAAGAATTCCAAACAGATCCGCTATAACTTCCAGTATTTAGTGTATAGTTGTAATAAGAATAATCATTAAGTCCAGTAAACGAAACATGTACTCCACTTGAATCAACTGTTGCTGATGTAACTGATAGCATATTTTTTTGATATTGATTTGCTGAAGTTGCAATACTGTGATATCCATCATCTGCTGTACCATAAGCCAAGGAATCTGTAATGAAATTTGAAGATGGAATCTGTGCTTGAGTTTGTCCAAAGCTTCCAATAGTTCCGTCCATATATATTCTATATTTTGTACCAGTAGAAATAACATATGGTCCTGGAAGTCCAGAAACTGCATTTGATCCATTATAGAGTCCAGGTTGAGTTACTGTTAAAGGCAAAGATGATCCCTTATTGCATATTAAAACATCAGCATATGTAGGATTTAAGGTATCAAATTTTACTTGATATCTAAGTGCATATGTTGCAGTTCCAACATTTTGATATTGATATCCAGAAAATTGAATATAAAAATATCTACTATCTGAATAATATCCAGTTGTAGTTTCTGCCATGTCTAATGGATAAACTCCAATAGCTCTTCCAGAAGAAGGATATACAGTTTGAACTCCACCATCCAAACCGATTTGACCATTTGTATTTGGATATAAATAATTTCCAAAAGCAAAGTTATAAGTTCCAGTCACAACATAGGTTACTTCTGGAGAATATAAATTTATTCCGTCATCATTTCTTGTTCTGACTCTAAATATTTGACTTCCTACTGGAACCAAAAATGAATCTGTTGAAGCATATTGTGGTGCGGTTGTTAAAGTTACTAAATCTACCCAAGAACTTCCAGACTTATATTGAAGTGTATAGTCTTTGGTATATGTTACTGGATCCCAAAATGCACGTATGTATGCATATGAAGCACTATATGCTCCTGCAAAACTTATAGATGGACCTGTAGTTGGTGCAACTGGGGCATTATATATTGGACCAATCCAAGAAGAATAGTTTACATCTGATTGTGCCCCGCCTTTTTGACCAATAGAATAAAATCTTAAATACTGTCCAACTAAAGATACGGTATTTCCTGTTGCATTATCGTATACGTCTCTCAAAGTAAATGTGTGTGTTCCGCCCTCATACGAATCTGAACCAAAATCATTTACTTGTATTCCTGGTGGACTTATATAATGATAAAATGTTCTTCCTGTAGTTGCAGTATTTGTTGATGCATATTGCCAACCCCAATAAACTAGATCTGATGTTGGAGTATACGTTTGAGTATTTGCACTTAAATTATACCCATATGTTTGATAACCGCCGTCTTTATTTATAGTTACTGGATTATTAATTATAGGCTTAGTATAAATAACATCAGAAGAATATGTGTCTACAATTGGAGATGAAGTATAATCTGTATAAGAATTGTATGCAGTTGACACAACATAAATGTTATTATTTAGATCTGCAGTTATTGGAGTATAAGAATAAGTTCCATAATAATCTGATCCATAAGATGTGGCAACAAGCTGCGAATATGTTTTTGATTCAATTAAATTTCTTTTATCTGCATATGGATATCCCCTATACCATTCAATTGTTGATCTAGACGTATCAATTCCATAAGAACTAGAATTTTTCCAAGAGTAGGCAAAGGTTATCGGTGTCCCGACTTGTGCTGCAGTTGTAGTAAGACCAAAAGTATTTGTTCCATGAGTTGGAACGTGTAAACATATATATGCTGGAGAACTTGTTTCTGTTCCAGAAAGACCTCTTGAATTTGTTTTTTTAACTTGAAAGTAAATGTAATATCCATCATAATATGTTGAATCAAACGTATCAATGTTTGTATAACCATCTAATAATCCAGAACCATCAGATGTTTTACTATAATACCAATTATAAGATGTACTTGTAAAAGGACCATTTTGCCAATAGTTAGTTGGACTTACAGACTCATTTCCCCATAATTTTGTTCCCACATAAGTATATGATCCACTTACATTTGTTCCAGTATAACTTGAAGTTCTAATTGAAATTGGTACAGTGCTGTATGGCTTTAAAGAAGTATTAGTATAAAACTTTTTCCAAGCACTTGATCCAGTTGATGAAACTTTTACCCATGCCTCAGAAGCCAATTGCCAAGCACCAGATCCATTGCTTGCTACTTTAACCCATAATTCTTTTACAGGAGACCAAGAATACGCACTATCTTTTACCCAAAATGGCATTTAGTACACTACCCACAAATCTCCTACATACCCAGAAGTATATCCTGGATCAGAGTTGCCAGTTGCTCTATAGTAAACAGCCATACCCATTTGAAGTTCGCCAGTTTCAGGTCTTTCAACAACCATTCTTTGTCTTCCAACTGCACCTAATGGATATAAATCTTGACCGCCTGAACCTTTTCTATATCCTGGATGAGGATCGTATGCTCCTTGTGCACGGTATGCAATGTCTGCATCTTGCTGAACTGGTATTCCATACATATGAAGACCTGTGCTATTAGCTAAAATTTGAGTTCCACCACTGTATGCTGCCCAGGTATCTGTTCCAGAACCTGAAGTTCTTGGGTTTCCTATTAAAGAAATTCCGTTTGAATTAACTGTAAATGATGAAGCACTATCTCCAATAAAAGAAACGCTTGTAGATTTAACAGTTAATGCTGATCCAGTCCAAGAAAAATAATTAGATCCAGAACTTGAACCTAATGTTAAAGATCCTGTTGGTGTTAATTGAAAATTACCAGTTGCTGAAGAATTGTTTTTATGAATGATTCCATTTGTTCCGTCAATTTCAATGTGTGAATCTGTTATTGTTCCTACAGCAAGTCTGCCATTTGTACTGTTCATTTGAAAAGTATTATTGTTTGCTGATATAGAAGTGTCGTCAATTATAAATCCACCAATTGATGCATTTATAGTTCTCATATACCCATTATTAGAAACACTAAATGGATATAATCCACCAGCATTTTGTGTTCCAACATTTAATGCACCAGTAAATGTACCGCCAGCTCCTTGCAAGTTTCCGCTAAATGTTCCACCGCCAGTTATTGATAGGCCTCCAGCTAGTGGAGCTGAAAGAATTGCTACACCAGTTGAATCATAAATGTAAAATCCAGCAGATGGACCATTAGTTATATTTGAACTTGATATTTCAACTCTAGCACCAGTTGATGCACCTGCACGAATATATGATGTGCTTGTAATCAAGCCAGCCTCTAAATTATTAACCGATATAGTTCCTGCTGCTAATTTTGTAACATCAATTGATCCAGCAGAAATTTTGCCAGCAGTAATAGCATTTGCAGCAATTTTATCTGCAGTAATTGCTGATGAAACTATTTTATCTGCAGTAATAGCGTTTGCAATAATTTTGGATGATGTGATTGCATCATCTGCAATTTTAGTTGTTGTAATTGCTGATGTAGCAATTTTAGCTTCAGTAATTGCAGCATCAACTAATTTTGCATTTGTAATAATTTGATTTGCTAAATCAGATGGTATTGCAGATCTTGCTCCAAGCGGTTCGTTAGCAACATTTTGCTGTATGGTTCCAACTGTTCCATTTTTGTTTACTGCTGCTGCATGAATGTAAACTGGAGTATCATAATTTAAATATGTTCCGTCTACTGGAATTGTAATTGTATTTTTAAGATTGTTGCCAGTCATTACACCAGCTTCTTTATATGTTCCAGCTGTAGCGGTTGCTGAATTGCCTACATAAATTTTAATTGCTTGAAATCCAGTAAATGTTCCATTGGCGTATGTTCCTGCCCAATTTACTTGAATTCCAGAAAGAATTCTGTCTATGGAAAAACCATTTGGATTTGTTGGATCTTGTATTGTTTCGGTAACAATGTCTGTCACAACTACAGTTCTTGAAAGACTAAATAATGAAGAGGTTGTGCCATCTGGACGAATGGCTTGTAGTTTTACAATATAGGTTCCGCCTGGGGCTGCAATTGTTTTAGTACCAGATGTAACAAATGTTTCCGCTGGTTTTGTTCCGTCAAATGGTGCACCGCTTATATAAACATCAACTCTTGAAATGTTTGTGATTGGAGAACCTTGAGATGTTCCTGACCAATTTACTTTAATATATCCAGCTCCGCCAACCACATCGTTAACGCCAAGATCTGGTTGTCCAGGAGTTGAAATTAAATCTGTCAAAACATATCTTGTTGCTGACCAATCACTTGTTGTTCCATCTTCAAACACCCATTGAAATTGAAATCCATATCCAGTGTTTGGAAGTAAGCCTGTTGCTTTTACGTCAAAGTAATTCTTATCGGAAGGATCTGCATATCCTTTTACGTTAAGATCAGCTGGGATTAATAGTCCTGCCATTAAAAGTTCAGTGCCAATCTGTATTCTATATCAACTGGTCTTCCAGCCAACTTTGTAAGTGGTGTTGAAAGAACTGATCTAGCAATCATTCCAAATCTAGGATCGAAAGTATCTTCGTCATTAATTCTTAATCCGTCCAAATAAACTGTTGTTGCACCAGTATTTTTGGCAGTCACCTCTACACCAACTTTAAAGATTGATGTTGTATCTGGATTTCCTACTGTAACTAATCCAGATAGCGGAAGGCTTTTAATTGCTTCTCCAGTTGCGGAAAAGTTAGTATAGTTTAAATAAACATAATCTGAATCAGAACTATAAAACTTTATCTTGATAGAAGAAAGATTGGTATCTGCTTGGTTATAAGACAAAGCAAGTGTGTCATTTTGACTATAACCAGAAATATTAAGAGGAATAATTGATGAGGTAAATTCTTTTACAGCTCCTGATGCGGAAACAATCTTAAACATTGTTGATCCAATTCTTGGTGTTGGAGTTGTAACTAAATCTGGATTAATTCCAGTAGAGTCTACCCACAATAAATTGTTTTCAAAATCTGAAATAAACTTGCTATCAAATGCATTAACGCTAGATCTTACTCCTGGGTAAAGACCTATTTCCTTTACAATCCCCGCCACGTCTTGTGGAATAGTTGTTTTATAAACAACTGCATATGTGCTGTTGCCAGATTGATCTGTTTGAATATCAATTGAGCCTAGGGTTACTGGATATCTATAAAATTCAAATCCAAGTCGTGTATCGTTACCGCTTGAATTAACTGCTGTTGAATCAATACCAATTGCAAGCTCTTGCCCTGGGAACGGGGCATTTCCTGCTAGATAAGAAGTAATAAATCTTTTTCCAAATTTAGTAATCATTGCTTAGGCACCAACATATTCAGTCCGACAACTGATAGTCCAGTTGAATTTTTTACTCTAAATGTAATATTAACTTTTGGGGGATTAACCGTGTAATCAATCTCTTGTTTATAAATTGAAATATCAGAAAGATCTGGTGGAAGCTTTTTTCCTTTTGCTGGAGTTTTTGGATTAACTGGATCAACTGGATTTGATGGTGGAACAACTGGCCCACTTCCTCCTCCAAAATTTCCGCCAGACAAATATGCATTAACATAGCTAGTGGTAGCATTTGCAGAAATAATTCTTACAAAGGATGGGTCTAGGTAATATAGCTCTGGTGAATCTGCCGTTAAAAATATCGGAGCATTTTTTGCTACTTGGTTGCTGGAAATGTTAGCATTAGTCATAATTTTAATTATACCATTTGGTCAACTATAAATGGATCTAGCTGTAATGGTAGTCTCTAACCCGTCCTTCCATGCTTGAGTAACATTTGTAACTACAAATTTATTACTTGAAGACAATCCATTGAACGGATAATCAACTGTAATAATATCTGAAACTGAAATTAATGGATTTGCAAATGTAACTAATTCAATAGTTCTTTGTTGATTTTTCCATTGATTTTTAATCCAATCAGAAAGATTTTTAGCATCAATATATTTTTGAATCCATTGTGAATTAAATGCAACTGGTTCTTGTGGAGAATATGGGTCTAGTGTATCATCCATATAAGTAAGTGGGCTGCTTGTTGTAATTGTATTTCCAATAATTGCAAACGATGTGAGTGCTCCATCATCAATTGGAACATAGGTTCCAGAATTATTTAAAAGATATATGTCTGCTGTAAACGAAGAAAGTTTAGATCCAATAACTGAAACCGCCTGATTAATTCCAGTTGTAATATATTTTGGAAAAGCTGGAGTAGAGTCGTATCTAGTTTTGATATTTCTAATTTCTCTAGCAACTGGCCCAAACTCTTGAACAAATTTTGTTGATGTTGATGAATCAACTTCTTGAGTTCCACTTACAAATAAATCTCCGTATGCTACATCAATTGCTGTTTTAGAAAAGCTTTGCTTATAAATATTATATGTATTTGCAGAGTTAAATTGTGTTGAATCTATTTGCATGGCATAAACATAGTCAAATGCTGCTGTACCCAGATTGGCATAAAGTCCAATCTTGCTAGATTTAGGTAAAACTGCAATTGTATTAGACCCAACTGTTTTAGATGAATCTGAAGCTGTAATTTTAAATCCATTAACATAGGCAATAAGATCGGTTTTGGTTGACCCAACATTTACAAATATATCTATCTTGTAAGAGGTTCCACTATAAATTCCAGTAAGTCTAGCCGCATCACTTACTGATTGAGAATCATCCAATAAATACTTATTGCCATTTTTTACCTTATAAAATTTAAATTCATTTCCACCTTGAGCTGCGGCAGTTGATGTACTAGTAATTGAAACAAAATATCCTGTGGCACCATTTCCATCAACAAAAAATCCCATGCCACCGCATTGTCTTTCATCATTAACGGATGCTTTAAAAAACATAGTTGTGCCAAAAGCATAGTATTGGGAGGCGGTTGATATTTTGCTATCTCTTATAATAATAGAATTTGTTGAAGAATCGTTATCGGTACTAATTGTAAGAAGAGATTTAGAAACATTAAATTCTTTATTCATTGTATATGAAACTTGTTCAGTTCCATCATATGCTTGAGTAGTTGTATCTACTTGAGCTGCAACAGATGATACTGTTGCATTGTAATCTACAATACGATCTGTTGCCATTACTTCCACACCACGCCTTTATATCCAGACCAACCATCTGAATCATTTTTTGCATTAACATAATGATTTTCGATCTTTGTGCCAAACGCTCCTCTGGTTTTAATTCTATATCTTCCAGTTGGCGTAAATGTTGTTTGATATAAATTATTTCCTGGGGTTGCATTAATTTTTGCTTGCCCACGATATTTAAGAAGATCAGATTCTCCAGTAACATCAATTGTTTTAGAATCTAACGTATTAATATCTGTATATTGATATTCTATAGCATCATACTCTATAATCTCAGATCCCACCATAAAAAATCCGTTGTAACTATAAACAATTTGCTCTGCATTTAAATCATTAATAACAATTGGATTAAGATGAAGATATTTTTTTACTCCTATTGAAGGAACATCACTAGTTAAAATATTTTCAACCAATGCTGCTGCGGCAAGAAATGATTGTCCAGATGACCAAAGAGGTGCACTACTTTGGTCGTATGCAGAGCTTACGGCACTGTAGTAAATAATTTTTACCTGATTAACAGATGGCAAATCTTTTTTAACCAATGAAATTATATTTGATAAATCAGATCCACTAAAAGAATTTCTAAACTGATAGTTTACAGACTTAGTAGCATCATAGATAAAGTCTCTTGTATAAAACTGCAATACATTGTTTTCATCCATAACAGCACTCATCTGAGAATCTCTGCAAAGATTTTGTAAGTTATCCCAAACTGTCATTGTGGCATCTGTCCACCAGTAATTTGGAGAAATAATTGATTGATCATTTGTATTGTAGTTAAAGCTATAATTTGTAAATCCTACTGCATCAAGCAATCTTCTAATAATTGCTACGGACGAATAGCCATCGCAAAAAATATCTGGTGCTAATGTTTCTTGAAGAATTTTTGCTCCATCAAGTCCGTTTAAAGTAACATCACCATACTCTGCGATATCCCATGAATCTAAATAAAATGTTCCTTGATTAATCTTATAATAAGATCCCTTTGAATCTGAATACCCTCCGCCTGAATTGTATAATTTTATATAAAGATTTATTTGAGCTTGCTTGTATAAATACATCTTTGTAATATCAATTGTTGTTGACTTCAAATATGTTTCAAAGTAAATTGATCCAGAAGATTGATTGCCATTATAGTTATTTAACATCATTGATAAAGAGTTTGCGGTAATGTTTCCTACTGGAATTAGTGCTTCAGTACTTGCTGAAGATTCTTTTCTTAAATTAAAATCAACTACATATGGTGTCAAATCTCTTACCCAGTGTGGTGCAAATTCAATTACTCCAATATATCCGCCTGGATTTGTGGCGGTCATTGACATTGTTGTAAAGCTTGCATAAGAATTTAAATTAATATCTGAAGCATTTTTGCTCCATGTTGTTCCATTGTAATAAAGTGCCAACTGCCCAGCATCAAACTTTGTTGAATTGAAGTTTTTAATATCTGCTGATGTTCCAGATATTGTTGAGGAACCAACTGTAATAGACCAGGCAGATGGCATCGAATGACTAATTTCAAATGTTATAATTATTTTATTTGCATAAACTGTTTTTGGATATGTAATCGCAAGGGATGCGTTCTGATCTTTTGGGCTTAGCCAATATTTGTAATATGTGTCTGAACCTGGATAATAGGTTCTATATTTAATTGTATTTGTTTTTTGTGCATCTGGAGTATATGTAACTGTAGTGGGATCTGCATATGTATATTGTGCAACATCTCCTGATACCCCATATTTAATTCCCGCCGAAACTGGTCTTAATGGCTTTACAATTGTATCCAATGGAAAAAGCTTTTTAAATGGCTGACGATTTGCAATCGTAGTATAATCATTTCCAGTAATAGAAGAACTTGTAAAGTCTACCATTGAATTTACATTAATATCAATTGTTGCACCAATATCCATAGACATGCTTGTGCTTTGAGATAATAGATTTTTTACGGCAAGGTCGTCCGCATCTGTTCCTACAGAGATCATTATACCTGTTCCATTGCAAGACTAACATCCCAAAATTCTTGGGGTGTATCTGATGATTTTGCCTTCACATTTCTTTTGACTACTGTAAAATTGCATGTTTGAAAGGAAACAACAAAATCTTCTGTTCTTGTACCATTATATGAAATTCTTAATTTAAAAGTTTGTTGTCCTTTTGTTCCATAATAAAATGATCTTAAATCTTCTGCTCCCCATCCGCCATCAACTGTCATTGTTGAATATGATGGAAGCATTGTCCAAGATGTACTAAATGTCTTTTTATCCGCCACAAATAATTTTCTAAGTGTCCCATTGGACATTCTTTGAATTTTTTCAATTCTGTTATTGTCTAAAGTTATCTGAGATCTATTGTGCTCTGTTAATTTTTGCCATACTGGAGTATCATTTGTTGAAGTATCAACAAAGAGTGCTGAGCCTACTGGTAAATATACTGTGCTCATTAATAAGTCCTTCTTCTTCCGCTCATAGCCATTTGACGATTTTGTTCAACAGTAATTGCTCTTGCAATTTCATCACCAGATAGGTTTGTTCCATTAACAGTAATGTTATTAGAAATTATAACATTTCCAGTGGTAGCTTGTCCACCCTGTGCCATAGCAATTCTTCCGCCGCCCATATATCTTGAAGTGTCTCCATATGACATTACCATTCCGCCTGCTGCCATCTTAAGAGAGTTAATGCTATCTAATGTGCCAACGCCATATTTTTGAACAGCAGATGCTTTAACAACATACTCTCCTCTAGAAAGCATTGCTGGAATTGAATCAGATGTTCCAGTTCCTGGACCAAACATAAGTCCACCTTGTGCTTTCTTTGGAAGCTGTGTAACAGATTCAAATGCTGCATAAAGATTTCCATCTTTATTCTTTTGCATCTTATATGTGTATCTCTTAAAGTTATGATCTACAGAAAATTCTGTTCCTTCTGAATATCCCATTCCTTTACCAAATTGTGAAGATACGCTATCAGAATTTGTATTTGCTTTTGTTTCAAAATTATCAAATTGACTAGCACCCCAAGACCCGCCAGTTTTTTTATTAAATGCTGCTGCAGCTGCTTTTCCACTTGTAAAGGTTGTATTACTTCCAGTTGTGTTAACTCCCTTAAAGAGTGCTACTGCTGCTGCAAAATCTGAAACCGATCCACTAAATAATTTTTGATCTTTTGCATTTTGTTCATTTTTAGATGCAAGCTGCTGAAGAACTTGTGCGTAGTCGGTTGGCTTATTTTCAAGAGTAGAACCATTATAAACTTTTCCAGAAGTTGGAGCAATTGCATTTGCCGCCTTTACACCTTCAGATCCAAGTTTTCTTAAGGCATCTAGTTGCTGACTTAACTTTATTCCATTTGCTTTAATTGTTGCTGGATCACTAGTAAGAGATGTTTCAGAAATTAATCCCGCAATAGCTTGTTGGATTGCTTGAATTTTTGAACTATAGTCTGCAGCACCAGTTGCTTTTCCTTGAAGATCTGTTGCTTTCTTTTGAGCTGCTGCTATTGATGCTGCCAAACCATCTTTTTGAGATTGTAGGGCCTCAGTTTGAGATTGTGCTTTATTATCAATCGCATTTTGAGCAAGTTGTGTCTGACGTTGTCCACTTAACTTTTGAATTTCTAATTGTGCTGAAGCAGCATCTGCCATATTACCAGTAGCAATTGCTTGTTGATATTTAAGTTGTTGCTGTTGAATTTGAAGAGATATATCTGCAGATGCTTGTTGTTCTGACAATGCTTTCTTTCTTGCATCTGCTTCTGCTTTAATTGCTTGAATTTTTTTATCAATTGCATTTGTTTCAGCAGTAATATCTCTTTGTGCTGCTTTAGCTGCAGCAGATGCAGCGGCAGCTGCATTCTTTGAATCGGTTGCTGCCTTTGTTCCAAGTGCTGCTAAACCAGAAGTTGGTGCACCAAGAGATGCATCTGTAGTAATATTTGTTGCACTTTGCTGTAATGCTGTTTGTGCTGACAACATTGATTGTGCTTGTTTGCCGCTAATGTTTGTTAAGTCTGCTGCAATTCCTGATGTATAAAGTTTAATCTTTGCATATGCATCTGCAGTGCTATCTGTTGCACTAAGAATTCCCAACATTTCTGGACGTTCTTTTAATAAGATTGCGAGTTGGTCTGCACCAATTGCCTTATTTGTTTTTGCATTCTTATTTAATTTATCCATAGACATGGCAAGGGCTTCTGTCTGTGTAATGATATGTCCAGTTTCATCTTTGCTTCCAACAAGACTTTGATAGTATGCATCTACGGAACTCATTGCTGAATCAAAAGCTGCTGCTAATTCTTTTTTATCTGCTCCAACCTTCATTGCATTATTGAATGCAATTATAGAAGATGTTGCTGCGGTTGCCTTATCTTTAATATCAACAAACGCTTGTGAAGAAATTGCTTTAACTGCCATACCAGCTTTATTAGAAACAGAGATAATTGAAAAAATCATCTTTGATGCTTCTTCTGCTGATTTTCCACCTGCTACAAATTGTGCTTTTAGTGCTGCTGCATTTGCAACAACATCTGAACGATCCATTTGATCAAACATCTTAACAATATCTGGCATTGTTTCTTTAGCAGACTTTTGCATTTCTTTAAGTTCTTTAACTGTCATATTTAATCCGCCAGTGCCACCTGCAATTTTTGTTGATTCAATTAATGCCTTGTTTAATTCTGCTTGTTTTTTAGCATTCTCCATAGCAGATTTAATATTGTCTGAAAAACTTACAACTTTAATTTTTGCTTCAGCAGCTTCTTTGCCAGTTAATTTAAATGCATCTACAGAAGCTTGTCTTGCTTTTCTAGCATTGTCCCAAAGTTTCCACATTCCTGCGGCAACCGCTAATGTTCCAGTAATTGCAAGTCCCCACGGATTTGCCATTAATGCTGTTCTCAATCCCATCAAAACTGTTCTTACTCCGCCGCCAGCTTTAGCAACATTAAATAATGCTCCACCCAATTTCATTACTGGACTTAACAATGCTGGACCTATAATTCCACCAGCAAGTCCGCCAAATGTTCCACCTAATTGATTACCAATATTTTGTCCAGCAATACCTCCAACAAGACTTGCTACAATTCCTGGACCTGTAATTATATTTTTAGCAAAGTTACCTAATTTTCCAATACCTGTAACTCCTTGTGCAAAACCTGGAAGTTGACCTTTATTCATCATATCAATGATTGGTGCATATCTTGCAGTTGCTTGCTTTGTTACAACAGACTCTCCTGGCTCCAACATAGCTGGAATAATATCTCCACCGCCATAACCTGGAAGTTTTGTTACTCCATTGGCATAAGGTACTGGTGCAAGTCCTCTGTTTCTAGTGTGCATATCGTAGCCCATTGAATCTACAACTCTAGTCATTGATGGAAGGAATCCGCTTCTAATTGCTCTTACAGAAGCACGATTAACCATATTGCCAAATAATTCTTCTGTAATAGGAACATTAGATGAAGCAACTAACTCATTTAAAACATTTGCTGCTCTTTCAGCAATTACTTTTGCTTTACCAGCACTAACACCTTGATCTTTTAAGAAAAGCAAAAGGCTGACCATATCAGGTCCAGTTACTTGTCTAAACTGAGATGCATCTGCACCAGCTCTTAATGCTTCATTAAACTGTTTAGTATTTTTAACAAATTGTGTTGGAAGTGTTTGTAAGTATGGAGATTTTGATGAAGTTGTTATTCCAAATTCAGCAAATCTATCTGCTGGAACAGATGGGGTTGATTGAGTTCCCATTGTTGGAAGGGATGCAGTTCTTGCTCTATACCCTGGAGTTAATGCATGTACTAAGAAATCATTTCCAGATGTTGGAGTAATTCCATATTCTTGAATTGTTGGATCTTGATATACCTTAGAGTTTCTCTTTGTTAATAATCCAAATGATATTCCAGTTCCCGCTTCAGATGCACTAATTGTAGAAGGACCACTTCCAGTTCCTCTTAAATTAGGAGTTCTTAATCCACCAATACCAGAAGATCTTTTTGCAAAAGCTTTGAGCATTCTTGCGGCTGCCATAGCAGATTTTGGAGTAAATCCCTTTGAATAATGTCCAATTGCTGTTCCACCATTTTGCAGTTTAATTCTTCTAATTCCAATTTTAAGTGCGTTTGATATTCTAGAAGTAATACCACCCATTCTTCCTTCGCCACTTCTTAAAACAGATCTCATATTGTAATCTTGATTTCCAGCAACTGCAGTACCTGAAGCAATAGCTGTATTGGTTCCTGGAACCATTGTCATTCTAGCTTGCGGAACTCCAGATGCAATACTAAGGGCATTCATATCTGCAATCATTGCAGCATTAATTGCTTCAATTTCGGATTGAGCTGCCTTAACAGAAAGAATTCCTTGTTCTGCAGAACGAGCAACTCTAGCAGAAGATTCTGCTGCAGTTGTTGCAATTGCCTGCATCTTTGGAAGAATAACATTAAAGTCTGCCATAAATTCTGCTGGCAATTGTCCTGTTTCTATCAAAACTTTTTCTACGGCTTGCATTTCAGACTTAGTACGCATTGCCATTGTTGTCATCATAGCATTCCACTTTGCAGACTCTGCCGCATTAATTCCAGTGGTTGCTCCATTAATCATTGTCAATCCCTGAACTTTTGCAATGCCCTGACCTGGCATCATCATTACCTGTGGATTTTCACCAATCTTTTTATTAGTAGATGGATCTAATGGAATTGCTGTATGAAAAGTTTGTTGTAGTCTTTGCTCTTCTGTTAATCTAGCTTGTGGATTATAATGTGCAAAATCGAGTCCGCCAATTTGTGTGCCACTAATTCCACCAACAAGTGGCTTAGCTGTAATAGTATGTTCGTTTGCCAATGCAGCAATTTGTTGCATTTCTAGTTTAAGTGCTGATAATGCATTTTTTAATACAATTGCTGCTTCTGCATCTGAATAAAATGTTTTTTCAATTAAAAGACCAGCTTCATTTGCTGCTCTAATATCTGGAGTTAATAATTTAAACTTATCTGCATGACTAAAGAATGCTCTAATACCAGCAAAACCTTTAAGTACGTATCCCAAGAAGTTTGAGAATACACCAGTAAGCATAATAATTGGTCCTGCTACAGCTGTTAACCCACCCAATAAAGTTACAAACTTTTTGACTGGAGATGGAAGTGCATTAAAAGCCTTAAGGATTCCATCAGCAATTTTAAGAAGATTTGTTGACACTCCCAAAAATCCAGATCCTACTGTTGCTAAATCTGCTCTTAATGATTCGAGTGCTCTTTTATACTTTCCAGATGCTGACTCTGTTTGCTGTGCTAATTCTCGTTGTGCTACTCCAGCAAGATCTTGTGTGCTTGCTTTCATCAAATCTAATACCTGAAGCGTTTGGCTTCCCTTTTTACCTAGATTGTCAAACAGTGCACCCATTCTTGCAAACTGGTACTTACCAAACAAAGCTTCTAAAGCTTGTTGTTTTTGTAATGGATTTAATTTATTTAATGCCTCTTGCAATGCCATAATCGTATCTGTTACATGGCCAGCATTATTATTTACAATAGATCCAAGATCAATACCAAAAGATTGGAATAATCCCTTTGCTGTTTTTGTTGGATTAATTAAAGATCCAAGTGCTGACTTTAATCCGTTTGCAGCAGAAGCGGCATCAACGCCTCCTTCTTTCATTGCTACCAACATTAATGCAAGGTCTTTTACATTTCCGCCCAAGCCCTTTACAACTGGACCAGCTTTTGGAATAGCATTAACCAAATCTTGAAGTGTGGTTGATGTTTGGTTTTCAACAGCGTTAAGGAAGTCAATTGATTGACCAAGTTCTGTTGTATTTTGTTTAAATGCATTTTGAATAGCGAGAGTTGCTTTCATTGCATCTTGTCTACTTACTTCACCAAGAACAGACAATCTTGTTGTTTCCCTAAGTGAAGACATAAGTTCATTGCCTTGTTTACCTGTTGCAGCAATGTCAGCTGCTAAAGCAATAGTTTCTTTAAAGTTAACTCCGTATGCAGAAGAAAGTTCTTTTGCTGTTTTGATAGTTTCATTTCTTACTTTTGTTAACTCTGTTTGTGAGGTAGCAGACAGTCCGCCATAAACTTTTGTAAGTCTTGTTAGTTCTGTATCAATCTGCATAAATGATTGTGCTGCAGCTTGTCCAAATGCTGCCATTGGAACTGTTAAACCTACTGTTAATTGGCGGCCTGCCCACTGTGTATTCTTTCCCCAGTTAATTAACTGGTTGGCCCCGTCAGACATAACTTTATTAAGGATTGACATTTCTTGCTTAGCAATTTTTGTTTTATTTGCAAGCTCGTCAATTCCAGCTGGAACATGTACATTGAACTGCATTTGTCCTTGAGCATTTCTGCCCATAGGTTGAACAATTGCATTTTGTAATGCCGCTTGTTGTTTTGCCAGATCTTTGATTAATCCAGTGCCTTGGCGATGATATTGTTGCCAAGAATTATAATAGTCTTTTAACTTTAGTTTTCCTTGATCTAAAGCTTTACCAAATTTTTCAGTATCTCCAGCTAAGGTTACAAAGTGTGTGCTAAATTGATTACTATTTTTTAATGTATTTGCAAATGCATTATTACTTGCATTTATTTGTTGACTCAGTGCTACATTTGATGCACCGATTTTTTGTTGCAAGAGAGCTAATTGAGATACCGCTTGGTGTATCTGACTTATTAAACTAGAAAAGTCAGCACTAGCGGTGATCTGGGTATTAATGTTCTCTGTCATTTTTTATTCTTCGGAATAACCAAGTCCTTCGTTTATTCCAAAACCTTTTGCTGATGCTGCAGAACCACGAAGAGCAATGATATCGTTTTCGAGTCCATTAATTCCAAGTGCTCTCATTTTGATCTCATCAAAACTTGAATGCTCTTCCTCAATGACCTCATCCTCTCCAAGGTTTATTCCCTGCAATGAAGCCTGGAATCTTCTGTTATCATCTTCTTTCTTGCCCATAGTTTTAAGTATGTGTATAAGTTCTGGCATTGAAAGATTTTCTTCTAGGTCCTCAAAATTTTTCCAAAAACCTAGTAGAAAAACTTGTCCTTCTAAAGCGGCTAGATCTAGTTCTGACCAGTTAGAACTTGAGCCGCCAGAAGGTTTGGGTCTGACATATTAATTCCGCCACAAACCTCAAGAATTCTGTTGATTGTTGGAACATCAAGTGCATCTTCAAATGCATCTTTATTTGTAACCAAATCTGGTAGCTGCTTCTTAAGTGCTACTCCACATGCCTCAATAAGGATATCTAATGTTTCATCTTCTGTTGATACGTTTGCCGTCTTTCCGATGACGACCATGAACTCTCTAAGTTCTTTAATTGATAAAGGCTTAAGCTTTACCTTATCTCCGCTTTGTAATTCGATTTCTTCTACATTATATACTGTAGTTGCCAATTTATTCCTCTTCCTAATTTCTTTAATTATATCAAAAGTGTTTTGATAAACCAAATGCATGGACCCCCATTTCTGGGGGCCATGCCTCTATATTAAGTTGTTATTAAGTTTTGAATTAAGCTTCAATTACACGGTCAATAATCTTACCGTATTCTGCTCCTGCATATGCTGCATCTGGAAGAAGACGGAAGGTTACTGGAAATACTGTTGGGTTATTACGTGCAAGTGTGAATTGTGACTGCTGTACAGAAAGTACACGACGTGCATAATATACACGCTCACGCTTCTTGTTTGCTGATGAACGTGGTGCAAGACCTACAGCGATAAGTTGACGCTCTGTTGGCTCTTGACCAAGAGCACCTGCTTCGAGTCCTAGAGTATCGTTTGAAAGAGTGTCTGCTCCTTGACCAAATACCTTAAGAACGTTCTCAAGTGTTGCTTCTGTAAATTCAGTTGCAAGCATTACTTCCATTGACTCCTTGAACAGCTTAGCTGTATCAAGAAGCTGGTCAACTGTTACTGAACCGTATGTTGGGTTGTAAGTAATTTGTAGACCGTTGTTTGTGTAACCAACGTTTGCATATGCTGCTGATAATCCTGCTCCTGACAACTCACGAGTTGCTGGATCATAAATTGAAGTATTAGCTGTTACGTTAGTTCCTTCTGGAAGAACTATTGCGTATGTTGCGTTAGTTGAATCCTTTTTTGACAAGAACAGCGGTGCTGCTCCGACAATAATATTTTTTGCTTCAAATGCCATTTATTTCCACCTCCTGGAATACTATAAATTTTTTAGTGGCTGCTGGCTAGGCATCTTTCCTCAGTTCTAATTTTACAGTTGATCAGTTCATAAAGCAAGGGTTATTTGTATCTACCTGCTGAATTTACGTCTCTTGAATACTTTACCTCAATAATAACATCTGCTGAAAGGAATCCCTGCAATTCTTCTGATGGGGCAATTGGGGATATATCAGACATATAAATTGTATGAAATCTAATAAGACTAGCATTTCCCATAAAGCTATTAATATCTCTGGCTGACTCATCCATTCTTCTAAATAGGTCAATAATGAAGTTTCTCATTTCATTGATATCAGACACATCAATTGCATATAAAGTAAACTGCATCTTTTCAGTGCATATAAGCCAATTAGAGTCATAAGTCATATTAGTTTTATCATAGACTATGTGCTTTTTACCATTAAGGAATTGATTTAATTCTGGCTGTTGTTGTACTGGAATAATAGGGATAATTATCTCCCCAACATTATCAGAATAATAGTCTGTCTCTTTGAAGATTCCCTGTGCTTCTAATTCCCGCCATAAAAATTTACGAACTTCATTAGCTGAATCCAATTTGTAATTTACACTCACATGTTTCTCCCGTTCAATTGAACTGCATTCTTTGCGGCATTCTTAACAGATGCTGGATTATAGGAATAAGATTTTGCTTTTATCATACCTGGCAAATGCATAGAGTTTGCTATTACTGCCTGAAATGATTCTTTAGCTCCAGACATAGCAATTGAATTTTGAACTGGCCCAGACATAAATCTTGTATATGCATTTGCAAATGAAAGTTTAACATCTTTACCGCCTGGGTTATTAATCTTAACAGATTTTCCAGCAGCAAGGGTAATAAACTTTCCATCAATATCAAAAGCTAAACCTGCCTTTGGATTTTTTGGACGAACAATTACTTGCTCTGCATATTCCATAACCATTGCTTTATTTTTAAAAACATATTTTTTTGGATTTTTTCCTTTTTCTGGAACAGTTGTTGTTGAAAGTTTAAAATCATATCCTAAAACAAAATTAAACCCATTTTGCTTAGATCTATTAATTGTAAACAATCTTGAATCTGATTGACCAACTTTTCCCCATTCATAAACATGGTGAAATGATTTTGGTTTAGATCTTGCTTGCATATCCATAAATTCATTTAAATCAAACTTAATCTTATTAAATATTTTATTTACATATCCTTGAGATATGCAATCTTCTGTTACCATTGAATTCATTACATTAACCTGATAATAAAGTCCAGCAGAAATTTTTTGAACTGTCCCGCCATCGTCTATAACTCCTTTTTGCTTAGAACCCACCATAAGTCGTTCTAAGCCTCGTGAAGCTGTTTCTAGAGCTATTGTATTGTTAATCAATTGTCTGATTTTCCGATCTTGCACACATCAAGTTGTATCCAAGTACTGCACCGAACGGATCGGTAATTGGAGTATTGCCAACAACTTCAAAAACAGTAGGTGTACTTGTTGGATAATTTAATTCAAACCATAATGTTTGATCTTTATCACTTCTAATATTTACAAGTTTTTCTCTGTGAGAAATAAATTCTCCAACTCTTACTGAAATTGATTCAATGTCTTTGTATCTTGTTCCATATTTTTGTCTGTCAGATCCACGACCACTTGAAGAATTTGAAATATTTCCTTTTGCAAAACATGGTATTGTTCTGTCTAAAATCCAAGACTTTTTAATTGCACCTGTGTCTGTATCCTGAAAATCTTGTTGTACATAAATGTCAACCTTCATTGACAGGATTGTTCCTACCAAATCTGCTAACATTAGATCACCAACATTTGCTTGACAACATAATTTGAAAGAATGCTGTCAGCATAAAAGTTTCCTGTTCCATTATAAACTCCTGGATCATATTCAAAATTCCAGTCAAATGTCTGAATATTCTTTACATACTTATGTTTCCATTGTGTATCTCTGTTAAAGAAATCTTTCATGAGTTCAATTGTTGCAAGACTTACTTCGTCTGGGATAGCATCCCATCCAAATCTTCCTTGGACTCTGTAGGCAACACCTTTTTGAAAGAAACCTTGAAATCCTAAATCATATACAGTTGGAGACACCATTCCATTTGCAAGGTACACGGTGTTGTCTCTTGTGATTGAAGAACCTCTATCAATTTTAATTCCATATCCAGTTGATGCTGGAATAATATCATATCCAATATTATTTATATTGTGAGGATTATCAAGCAATAGAATATCATTTGCATATAATTCATGAATTTGATTTACCTTGTAAAGAGTAGCAATTGAATCGTCGCCTGCTCCATAAACAATTTGAACATCATCATAAAGATAAAATTGGTCAAATGTATAATTCTCAATAAGTTTTCTTGCGTAAGCTTCTGCCCGCATAAGTTCTTCATATGACTTATAGTCTGGGTCTGATGGGTCTACTCCAAAATTTAAAGCATCAATTGCTTCAGAAATATTTGTATATGGAGTTACAACATCAACAAACGTAGTTTGCTGTCCAGCCTCTCCATTTACACTATAAGACCAAATTAGCTTTAATTTTCTATTTCTTTCAGTCAGATTAAATGGAAGAACTAATTCATAGTTTCCATTATCTGTTTCTAAATTTGAAGCAGCATATGTTCCCAACAATGATGTTGGGGAAAGTGCTGGAATAATTGCTGGATCTTCAGTTACATCGTAAACAGCAACAGAAACATCATTATCTGTATCTACTGGCTTTCCTGCCCAATAAATTTTTTGACGCAAAACTCCGTTGCTATTTACGTATAACTCAGCCATTTAATCTTCCTTTTAGTTGTAAAAATCTTTTACTTCAGTAGCTGTAGCCATGCGAAATCCCTCTTCAATTCTAAAAAGTTCTTCTGCTTTTTCTGTTGGCATAGCTACAAATGGATGTTCCTTTGTAAAGGTAAATCCAAGAATATCATATCTGAAGTTTGCTCTAGTCATTCTAACTAAAGTTGTATCTTCTGGTGTTGCCGCCTTTGGGTCAAACTTTGGCAATACTTCTATTGCTTCATCCGCCTCAATTGAATCATCTTCTAGATTCTTTAATGTCTTTTGGTAAATTTCCCAAGTTACGCCTTCTTCTGCGAAGGCTGCGATAATTTCTGCTTTGCTCTTTGAATTAGGTAGGTCCACTGCAAAGTCTTCTGCGATTTGTTTGAGTTCTGCGATTTTCATTGTTGAAAATGACATATAATCTCCTTTGTTCTGTTCAATTATAGCATTACGAGCTTAAAAGGTAAAGACCCTCGAAAATTAATTCGAGGGTCTTTAATAGTATATTTCCTAAATTAGGAAGCTACCTTAACGATCTTTACAACGACCCATGCATCGGCTTGCTCAATTTGAACACCAACTCTTGTGTAGAGTGTGTACTCAACTGAGTCCTTGCGAGGCCAGAAGAAACGGTAAACAGTTACGTCACGCTTAATTCCGATAACAACGTTATTTGGGAATGAAAGGTGGATGTCACCGTGTGAACCTGTGTGTCCTGAATAATCTCCAGCTTGGATTTCATTAAGGAGTGGAACTTCAACAATTGGAATACCAAATGCGTATGGTGCTACATAACCTGCTGGTCCACCAAGTGGTGCAACTTCACCACGGATA